AGTAGGTTCAACTGTAGAAGCACCACCACCGTTGTTGAAAAGACACTTATAAACATCAAATGAAGCGTTTACAACGTAAAACTCATTTGAGAAAAGTGTGGAATCTTCATGGTCATACTGAGAATACACAGTACCAGAAGTCCAGTCATAACGTGGAATAACGTGAGAGACTTCACCAGATTGTACACGCTTGGCAGAAATCATATCACGCCAATGGTCAAATTCAGTTTGGTCAAAAGAGTCCACAGGTGTTGGTGGTGTTACATCATCACCCGTTTCACCTGCACCTGTTCCCCATGGGTCTACACGCCCAATGAAGAGATACATATTAGTAGCGGCTGTCTCTGAGAAAGCCTCCACAAATTGTTCCGAATTATGTAGACGGAACTTAGAAGTTACGATTGCTGGCATTTTGTTATTACCTCCGAAGTGTTAAAATTACCTAAATACGTTGATTTTTTACCATCATACATATTTATAATCAAAATATACGTTGTTGTTTGTATTTCTCATAATAAACAGTTTTGACATAATATTTATAAGACACGATTTGGGTTACAATGTGCCAACAATATTATCGTCACTATCTCTAATGTATCCCATTAGGGTTGTAGATACAAGTTGAGAATTTGCGATACTTCTGATTTGAGTATTGTCTGGGTCTAGGGAATCAATAGTGTTCTCTTCAATCTTATATATGAACCCATTGAAGAGGTTCATATTTTTATTATATTGCTGTGTTTCATCTCTACCAGTCATTCTGGTAGAGACTTCTTCTGAGAACCCTAGTTTGCGGTGGAATGTTGTTCCCACTGTCAAATCAGCGTTTCTAAAAATTGAACGTTTGATGTGTTGACCAACATTCTGTATTGCAACATTTGTTACAATCTGAGTTAAAACTTTCTCTATAGGAATATTTCTATAGATGAAATCTCTAGGAATAACCTGCAAGAATGTCGGGTCAAGACTTCTAATTTCAGAACTTGAAATATCACCAATTATCAAATCCCCATAGTCATGCAATTCTTTGAAGCCGCTCAAGATAGTGATTTCTTGTGTCTTCTCTTCTGCGGCAACCATTTCAACAGACACGCTTTGAGGCGCAGTAAGTAGATAATTATGTGTTGTCCAATGTCTGTGAATTTCACGTTGCATATCAACAGACAAATCTAATACTTTAGATACTATCCGTTTTGAAAATCTATCTGTAGAAGTTACTTCAGTGTTTGTGTTCAGACTTATTTCATGTTGATAAAGAGATGAGGTATCTACAGGAACATCTAAATCTAAGTCAATAGTACGTTCTAGTGTTCTGAATGCACCTACTGTCAAATCAGCATTTAGAAGAATGTCTAGGACTTGTGTCGAATATTTGTCAACAAGTTGGCTGTCAATCCGGACACTAAGCGAGAGGTCTCTTGCCCAGTTCTTAATATCTGTGTATTCGTTATCTATATCAGAAATTAACTGGTTACCATCAATGTCACGAAGTTCGCCAACACCAACAAGAACTACATTCTTAAACCAAGACGCAACACCCAAATCTGGGAGTGGTCTGTGTAAAATAGTTTGGCGTTTTGGTCTGAGTGTTTGTGCCTCTACAGGTTGACCAAACTCTTTTCTGATAACCTTTTTGTCTCTTCGGAATACATCAGCAACCTCAACATTCATTTCATCACGAACATTCATAGTAATGACTTTACTGACTTCAACAGTATTATCAATAATGATGTTTTCGATATCTGTCTGAATTGGGAATTTCAGAACAGGGAAACTAAATACCCGAACATCTGTTGGGTCAACACCGAGAGTTACTGGCTCTAAATTAAATATCTTTTTAGTTCCAACTGGTATCTCTTCACCATTAACATTGATAAACTTATCAATAATGGTTGGACGTTTATATAATTGACCCTCTTTGATGCCACCACCGTAAGTGACTGTATCAACAAAGTTCGTCTTAAACAACATAATTGTTTTCTTGTACTTGGGAATCTGAAGTCCACCAAGTCTTTCAGAAACAATCAAGTCGTTCGGGTCAGACGTAAAGTTATTATACAAACCTGCACGGAGGTTGTTTGTAATAAACACCTCACCGAAAAGTTCCATACCTGACGGGTGAACAAGTTTCTTAATTGTGTCACGATAGTTTTCAATCGACAAACCAGTTCTAAGAACATAAGAGAATGTTTGGTAGTATTTGTTATCTTGTAGGTATTTCGCTTCTGATAAGTGACCATCATCGTTACGGAAGATACCTGGGTGTCTTGCAACAGAACCAGTCCCCAAAGAAACAGCCGCATCGCCATTCCCCAAGTTTGACATATCAATTGATGGGTTTGCGTAATACAAAGCACCGAAGTTTTGATTGAGAAGTTTTACTTCTTTAATTCGACCAATGTTGCTTCCGTCTGCCGTGACTGCGGCACCAGTACCAGTTTGAGATATGATTGTTGCTGTTGGTACTCTTCTATATCCAGAACCAAAATTGTCCATTTTGATTTCTTTAATTGCACCGTTTGCAATAAAGTTAGATGAGAAAGATACATTCATTTCTGCGGTTTCGCCAGCACCCTCATCATATGTCGCACCACTAATTGATGCAGTGAATTCGATACGAATAAATTTGTCATCGTCAATTACATCAGTACCCAATGTATAGTTACTAATCAATGTTTGGTCCGTAACTGCAATCTCAGCATCTCCAATAAGTGCCGCTTGCACTTCTGCTAAAGTATCGCCAACCCAAACATTAAAGTAATCGAATTTAACAGTCCCACCAAACTCAGCAACACTGAGGTTGTTAAGCAAAGCAGATGCAGTCCAAGAACCTGGACCACGAACCTTAAACACATATGATTTTGCAAATGTCGTAGTATCATCATTCAGTATATCTGCGACTTCAAAGTTGAGAATTGGTGAACCACTGATACCTCTACCAGTATAGTCAACACTTCCTGCGGCGTATTCCATTCCATCAACAGATACTTCAGACACAAACGCGGCTGCTCCAGAGCCACCGACTTGTGCAGAACTTTCGAATTGCACTTTGTCGTTTACCCGATATCCTTCACCATTACTGACTAGATTAATATCTTGAATGTTACCAGGAAAGATAGATGAAATTTGTGCAGATGCACCAACACCAGTATCGCCATTTGCAGTATCAATGTTTAAAAGTGTACCTGCACTGTATCCTGTACCTTGACTTTCAACTTGAATAGTTGTAACCATAGGAACAATACGGAACATATAGGGATTATTTTCTTCATCTTTATAGTATATAAATTCCCTATCATCTTCATCATCAGAAGTAGAAGCATTAAAGTCACCAAGACCTTCTAGGTTTGACAAGTATGCTTCAGTAATCAAATTATCACCCAAGAAGAACTGAATGATACGTTCTACTTTTGCTTGCGCCCACAATCTAGTTTCAGGTAAGTTAGTCTCTGGATTTACATAAACGTAATCCTGATAAATTGTTTTTCCTGTTAAAGCAAAAACATCATAGTTATCATCATTCAGAAAACGAATAGATGTAACAGTTTCCCACTTACCATCAGACGCACGAAGAATATCGTTTTTCGGATAATAGAATTCGACATTCTCATTGAACAGGATATTAAACAGAAATTCATAAGATTTTTCTGTACCTTTTGAGTTGTAGAATGAACGAATATTTTTGATAAGAAGTCTCTTATCAATCTCAATATCTTTTGGAATCTGGTTTAGAAATTCTGTCTCTAATTGCTGTAGATATAAGTCTACACTATTATCAACATCAGCGTTTGAAACAACACTCTGAATGTTATAGTCTACTTGCCCAGGACTTCCCAACCACTCATAGTACGCCTCGAGAAAACGCTGAAACATTGGGTATTCGGCACTAACGAATCCAGGAAGTTGGTCGCCGAGGGCATGTTTAATCGAATTATCAATGTGCTTTACGTTTGTGAGAGAACCTCCCATCTTAATGTGATTAGCACATTGGTAAAACAACTTTGGGACAGGACCCATCGACAAAACAATCTTTACATTACCTTGCTCTGCACCATTACCAGTAACTTGAAAATCATAAGCGGAAGCATCACCTAAAACTCTATCAGTCTTGATGTAAAAGGGGTGACCAGGTGCCTGCACATTGAATATGTAAGTTGTATTGCTCTGCAAATCTAACGGAGGGTTTAACTCCCCGTTGATTAGATAGCCGCCATTATCAGGTGCCGCTGTTACTGTATATGTGTAGGTCTTCATGGATTAATATCCCGAACTGCTAGACGAAGACGGTGTTCCTGAATATTGAACCCCAGTATTGATTGTTTCTCCAACCAAAGTATTTGTGCTTGAAACATATCTATTCTGAGAATCCAATGCAACAACTTGAATATCGTTTGCTAAAATTTCAAGAATTTGGTTTCGGACAGAGAATACATCTTGCTCTCTAGGAACAATCTCAACAGTAAGTAATGTATCGCCAGTCCCTTCAGGTGTAAATGTCGCTTTAAATACACCAGTGTCGTAGTTTATCGTACCTTTATTTGTATCTACCAATCTTCTTTCACCAACAATATCTCTGTAGATATTGATTATCCCAGCACCATCATCAGACAAATAACATTGATTATCACCAAAGTAAGTAAACGTTGAAGATTTAATCGAACCAAAGTGTCCTTCGTGAGGATAAAACACTGCATTCGAAAATGCCGCAGAAATAGATTTACTCTGATTTGGAACCAAAGTGATATTCGTTGCAAGTTTAACTGACAAAGAAGAGTTTTCGATTGCAGGAGCAGAACCGTCAATTGTTCTTAAAAATTTGGAATATCTAAAATAAGAATTGAACTGCTCCAAATCGGTTTTGGAGAAACTTAAAACGTTTGCCTTTATCAAGTCTTCAATCTCTGTTGCTGTATATGCGCCAATTTCTCTATTGAAATATGATATAATATTTGGCTTAATAAAGATATAAGATGGGTCTACTATCTCTGGAGTGATGGACACAACATTTCTGGATTTAAGAATACTATCTTTAATTTGATTTTTTGCAACTTCATTAATAGTGAGACCTGTCTTAGGTTTCAGTGCAATAAACACTTTACCATAAACAGGTGGGTCGTTAGTTTCTCCACCCCAAGATGATACTGCCTGAACATCTCCATAATTCTGAAGAATACTTGTCTGGTAGTCAGTTGCAGTCACAACACGATTTTGTGAGTTGAAATTTAGAGGGGCAAGATACCGAATGCTTTCGATATCTTCTCTGATATCACCACCTGATGATTTGACATTACCTTCTGCAAGAGTAATGTCTTGTTCATAACCAGAGATTGGTGTTGTATATTTGAATTCAGAAGCGCCGTTGGCGGCAGGACCAGAAGTTGAAACGTAATCTACAATTACAACATTGTCATGCTCAAGACTTTTACCTGTGTTTCCGTCACCAAAATAAACCTCATACTTGCCCGCCTCAACTTCCTGCAAGAAATATACGTTGCTGGCAGAGTTAAGTCCTGTAATAGAAGAAGCCCGAGTATACCTTGTTGTTGAGAGGTTTGTTGCAGACCTTTGCACTTTAACATGCAATGTCGAAGTATCTGCACCAGAATTCTCTAAAATAAATCTTTGTGAAGGATTGTTTTTATCATATGTAAACTTCTGTTCGATTTTTGTACCTTCATACAGATACACATTAGGGGTTTCGAATATATGATACTCGCCCTCTGTACGATTGAAGATTGCATTGTGAGAATCCAAAGTATTGAAATAGTATGCCTTTTGGTCGATTGTAGTTTTGTATTTCGTATATTGTGGTACAATAACTACTGTCGGGATAGGCGAAACTGAAGTCGGAACTTTAACGCCAATCTTAGCAAGAATTTTTGAAGAAGACATTGAACGTGGAGTATACCCCAACATTTTCGCCCGAGACACAACATTATCTCTATTTTTTGCTGTATCCAAAAACATTTCATTCGCAATCATATTCATATAGAATGCGTTATAGTGTGTATTATATGCAAGCAAATCTAAAAGAACCGCCATAGACGAACCTTCAAAATCAAAGTCTTTGAATTCAGACTGATTTTTGAGAAACCCCTTAAGGTTTGCTTTAATGGAGTCAAAGTCTAGTTCATTGACTTTTAGATTTTCTGCCATCTTATCTTACTCTCTCTAAAAATGTTTCTACCGTATTGACGGACGCAACGTTTTCGATATAGAAATCAATACGCACTCTGAACCCATTTTCATCTGGAAATCCTTCAACGTCTACGTTATCTAATGTAATTCTTTCTTCAAAGTTTTGCAAAACTTCAACAATCGCAATCTTTAACATATCTTCTGTGAATTCGCCGAACGGTTCAAATAGTGTGTTTCTGATATTTCCACCAATCTCAGGGTGAAAAGGTCTTTCGTAGTGCGAAGTCATCAATAGGGAAATCATAGACCTCTTAATGGATTCAACATCTCTAACACGACCCAAATCACCCGTGACAGGGTGAGCGATAAAATTCATATCGAAGTCTGAGTATGTTGAGTTTGCAGAACTTAATCTTGCCATTGTCTTTCCCTATAAAATTCCTACTATTATTTATAACACATCGTCAACCCGCAGACACGGTACCACCACCACTAGTCATTGCACCTGCATCTGCACTATCACCAATTCTACCAACAGGGATTCCATTCACTCTCACTGTACCTGAACCTGCGTTTAAATTTGCAACGTGGTCTGGGCATGGAGGATTTGGTGGATGTGGGTGCGCTACAGTTGGGGCACCTACAACAATTACAACTGAACCATCTGCGGATACAGTTCCGTCATTAGCAGGAGCGGCAATGGTTGTCGAACCAGTACACGCATGTCCTGTTGATAGCGAATCCCCTACTCTACAAATTGGTGGCATTTTTTACTTTCTCCAAATTAACCCTTGACAACTTTGAAAATGTGTGTTACTATACAGATGTTGCTATTAATCTATACTTCTAATTACTGTTAGTTAAGGTCGATTGTAGAACCTTTCAGTACCATCGGTCCGGTGGATTCTAAAGTCATAGCACCGTCACATTTTTGTGTGATATTACCAGTTGCATTTAAATCCACATTACCAGTAACGTTGATTTTTACATCACCACCTGTGACTGTGATATCAATACCACCGCCACCATCTACAAATAGTATAACTCCAGCACCGCCGCTAGTCTGAACGTTCAGCCCTTGACCAATAGATAAAATCTGACCGCCTGTAATTGACTGATTTAGATTACCTGTAATGAATTCATTTTTATTATTGACAACCTTGACGTTCATATCACCGCCAGGGTTGAATTCCATACCCGTGCCTGTTCTATGTCTTACATCAACACGTTCTGCACCAGGACTGTCATCAATCTCTACTGAGTGACCAGATTCCGACACCGTTGCTTGATTGTATGGATATACTGCGGCGTATGAAGATGCAGGTTCATCAATTGTGCCACCAGCACCATCAGGTATTCCTGTCTTTGCGTCTGCGGCAGCATTTGCAACTCCAGGGGGCATTGCACCTGTTGCGGCACCAGGTGTTCCTGCTCCCGTTGTTGGTGCGGCTGGTTCTGGCACTTGAACATTACCTACGCCACCGGGACCTGGTACGTTTGCAACCGCAGGTGAAGGTCTATCTGCAAGAGGTGAGGGTCCGTCATCACCTAAATCGTCTGCATAACCACCACCACCTTTTGTCGGCATTAATCCTGTCACAGTTGGGTTCTGTGCATTTACACCATCAGTGAAGTGACCAACTACCCAGTCACCAATTCTGGGTGGGGTGATTGCAGGAGTTGGTGACGGAGGATAAATAACAGTCGACCAAGGGAGTGCGTCTGTCGGCAAAAGTTCTGTATCATCTGTATGATACCCTAATGCTCTTATACGAACACGCCCCAAATTCTCTGGGTCGTTTCTGTCTACAACTCGCCCTTGAAATTGAACATGGGTTCCGCCATTACCTGGATTGTTTCTGTCTACCGCCATCTTTTTTCATCTCACTTATATCTTTTAAGTGGTCAAACTCGCCCACTTCACCTTGTTGAAATAACTCTTCCATGCTTGACGCTGGCGCATTTTTTAACTTTTCTTTATTCTCTTTATTCATCTATTTTCCAAAAAGTTCTTTTGTTTCTTTTGTCTTTGGAATATTATCCTTAATCCAATTGAATATTTGCTGTTGAACTTCTTTACGCTTAACTGGACGCTTACCTTCTTTTTTAATTGTAAGATAAGTGAAGTCTTTAATAACTTTTTCGCCCTTTGAATTTGGTGTGTCAAAGAAAACAGTATTCTCTCTATTGTTTAGAATGACTGCAACTTTGCCGTTAATACCTCTGGGGATAGAACCAGACACAATCTGATACATTGTTTTTGCGGCACCTTCATGCGTCTTCAATAGAATATCTTCTGGCACAACACGTTCACGTCCTGCGTTATTTGTAACAGCAACACGGTAGTTTGTCAATACCCAAACGATATGAATATTCTTAGGGTCATATCCTACTTCTTGTAATTTTGGCATGACTTCTGTAATGTCACCAATCTCTTTTAGTGTAATGTCAAAGATAACATTGGGTAGTCTATCTTGCGATACATCTGAAAGAAGACCATCTAGTGTTTTGTCTTTGATGCCTGCATCTTTAACAGCCATGTGAAGTTTGAATACATCTTTTGGATTACGCAAATTCAAGTCAGCAAGTTCTGGAAATTTACCTTTTTCTTGATTGAGTTTGAGAAATGCTTTTTTCCATTCGTCAACATCACGAATTTTGAAATCGTTGCCTTGCAAAAAGTTTTGAATAGCAAACCCTTTACCTGAACCAGCGCCGCCTGCTAAAAATACAACTTGACCATATTTCTTTCCACCATTGAAAAGAATTTGTTTTTCTTGTAGGTCAACAACTTCACTTTCTGTGCCATCTGCCAACCACTCATTAAGTGATAGTCGCATATTTTTCTCCTATTCTATTCTTCAGTTTTAATCTCTTCAAACGAACTGTCTTTAACAACTTGAACGATTTGTCTATAAGTTCCACGAGTAAATGTGTGGTTAATCGCAGTAATCATTGCATTATTACTCATTTGATTATCTAATACTGGACCCTCTGTTTCTCTTGGACCAGGTGATGGTAATCTCAACTCTACAACATCACCAATACATCTGTTAGAGTTTCCAGGTAATTGCAGGTCTATTTTAGTAGAACCAAATAACGCTTGCTGTGCGATTTGTGTTGGTGCAAATTCCTCAATACCACTGGCAAATTCTTCTGCGGCATCAGTCAACAATACACGAATATTTGAACCAGGTTCCATCAAGTTATTTATAGCCTCTGCACCAACGTTTAAATTTGGTTCAAGGGACTTGAAGGATTCAAATATATCAGCAAGTTTTGTTTCAACTTTTGTAACCGAACCCAAAACTGGGTCAAACACATTCATTGTATTTGCCATAGCACCACTCAAAATTTGTTGTAGATTATTGTTCTGTGCTATAATCCTAAACTCTTCAATGGCTTGCATTGCGTTTGGTGTGTTTGATTGAACATTCTGTGGTGTTCTGTGAAGTATTTCTCTCAGGTCAGAATCCCGAATGGGTTCAATATCTTCAATCAATGACTGAATACTTCTGAAATGAAATCCTTTCATATCCTCCCAAAATCTGTAGTCTGAACCTGCTGGATGTGCGGCAGATTGTGCAGTCTTTGCCATACTCAGCATAATTTTAGATGGCGACCAATTTGGGAATGACATTCTTCTTGGCATTAGTGTGGGTTCAATATCAATCTCTTTATCTACAACAATGAATTCGTCAAAAACTTTTTGCGCCATATCTGATAAAAGTTCGCCGTTGAATCCAAAACTCGCTGAGGTCTTTGCATTCTTCATCATTTCATGTGAACAAAAATGACAAACTAGAAGTTGCATTTCATTTGCATCGCTTCTATTTGAAACTTTATATATGTAAAAAGACTGTTCTATAGTTTCACCACCAGGTGTTTCAAAAACAATCTCTAAATGCTCTTCCCCACTAATAGGAAGTTTTGATGCAAGACCCACACCGTCCATAAGTGCAATAGTACCCGTCAAAAAGGGTTTATACATATCTTCATAAATATGTATTTCCGTCATTATCTGGTGTATCTTAACTGGCGTACCTGTACCGTGTTGAGGAATTATCTCAAGTTTAATCGGTGTGTAGTCAGTTGTGTTGTTTAATTCAGACATAAATCAATCACTTATTTTTTTAAAATATTAGTCATTTCTTCGACTATACTATTCACGAATTGCGGTTTAATTAATCGAACTGCCCGTTTTTCTAAATTCAATTCTTGTTCATATGTAAGATTTGATACTTCTCTTCTTTCGTCAACAGGAGTTTCTACAAACTGAGCGTAGTCTAATATGTCGCCAGTAGAAGTATTTTCATAGTGATGTATTGCTCTATCTGTTGCTGTTCTATATTGACCAAATTGCATCTGTCCAGTCAGAACTTCATCATTTCGAATAATAATAGTTTCTGCCTGACCACCCTTTGCAAAACTACCATCAGTCTCTTCTATAACAATACGCCCTACAGATGGGTTCCAGTCGAAAACAACGCCTTCCGCAGTGTCATTAAATATTTTAGCACCTCTGACAATATCACCGCTGAAGTTGTTTGTGTTCATTGTGACGCCGGGATATTTCGCTTTTAAATAATTAACAAATGTCTGATAGTTCATACCAAAACCAAAACGACCATCGGGCTGTAGGTTTGTCATCAGAACAATCCAATGAAGACTAACATCATCATAGTATTTGTGTGCAATCATTTCTGGTGTATCGCCGTCTTGCATATCGTATGAATAAAATAGTCTAGCGTTATCTCTAACAACTTCAGCAATTTGCGCTCGGACCATAATGTCACGGCAACTCTCTTCAATATCCTGAACTGTATATTTTACTTCTGGATACTTTCTAAAAAGAAGACTTCTTTTCTTAGGTTGGAATTGTGTTGTTGGCATGATTTACATTCCGCCTATTGTTTCTTTTGTGAGATACTTTGTTTCTTTAAACTGCAATGTAACGTCAACTTCTACGGGGTTTCCGTCAGAGTGATATGCGGCAACACCTGCGCCAGAATAGTTTACACTCATGTCAACGAGAACTGCATCAACATATCCGTTATATGCATCTCCAGCACTTACGTTAATTGAGAATTTGGATGGTGGGGTAAAATATGCTTCACTACCAGCATTTTTAAATGCTGGGTGCATATGATACTTGAATGTATTCAAACAACCTTTAAGGGCGCTCATTTCACTTGAATTTTTAGGGAAAAATTTAAATTCAAATGAGAACTGTCTAAATGCAATACCCCTAAACATGACCTCCATGTGATTGTTGACTGCTTGATTGTTTGCAATATTATATGCATCTTGTGTTCCCGTTAGTCCAGTAAACGCCTCCGCTCCAGAGAGTGCATTCTGCATTGCGCTTGAACCTGCGGCGGAGACCGCTTGTCCGATTGCCGCAGTATTCACGCCTGTTGATAATAGGGGTCTCAGAATATTAGAAATCTGACTTTCCTCATAATTTGCAGAGTATTGTGTTTGCATGGATTGGGGCATATATAAACGAACAGAACCCTGAGAGAACCCCATCAAATTTGTTGATACTGGTGTGTTTGGTGCAAAGGACTGACCTGGCTCCAACATAGCAGTAAAAGTGATTGAAGGACCATTACCATCTGGTGGAAATTGAGCATTTGATGAAGAAAACATACTTGCCCCAAGCACCGCTAGGGGGTTCGGTATGTTAAACGATAATGATATTGCCATTGGGTTCCCTCTGAGAATTTATAAATACTTTACTACATTATTTATAAGGATAGTGCGAATGGCATACAAAGGTAAATATAAACCCCAAAACCCAGAAAAGTATAGAGGCGACCCAACTAAGATTATTTATCGCTCCCTCTGGGAAAGAAAGTTTATGGTATACTGTGATACAAATGTAAACATTTTACAGTGGGCAAGTGAAGAGGTCATCATACCATATCGTGACCCAACATCAGGGAAGAACAGAAGATACTTTCCTGACTTCTGGGTTAAGATGAGAAACAAAAATGGCGATATCGAATGCGGACTAATCGAAGTGAAACCAAGCAAACAACTTAAAGCACCCGACCAGTCTAAGAAGTATAACACACCTACTGGACGTTTGTCAACCAAATATGTCCGTGAAGTAAAAACATATGCAGTCAACATGGCGAAGTTCGAAGCGGCAAAAGAGTATTGTGCTGATAGAAAATGGACATGGAAAATTCTTACTGAAGAACATTTGACTTAGGCTTATAAATAGTTATATAGGTTTAATAGAGAGATACTTTATACATGGCGGCAGTAGTTTTTGACGATATTCTCTTGCAAGGTGTTCGTTCTGGTCAGATACCAGCGAAGACAAGAAAAGCAAGAACGTGGTATCGTAACAAAGCAAGAGAGTTGGGTGGTAAAACTACTCAGACTTCACTAATCTCTGACGGAGAACGATTGAGAAGTCGTTTGCTTCCAGGGACTATGGTATTCTACGTTTATGATGCAAAGGGTAAAAAGACACTCCCATACTATGATAGATTTCCTTTAACAATTGTTGTTGAAAATACTCCAGGCGGATTTCTTGGGTTGAACTTACACTACTTGCCTTATGTAGCAAGAGCAAAGTTGATGGATGCTCTATACACACTTTCCAACAATAAAAAGTACGATGAGACTACACGAATAAAATTGACATACCAAACTCTAAAAAGCGCCGCTAAACTTGCGGCATACAAACCTTGTCTGAAGCGTTATCTGAATGGACAAGTTAGAAGTAAGTACGTCTATATTAATCCTTCAGAATGGGATATTGCTTTATTTCTGCCAGTCGAAAACTTCAAAGGCGCAGGAAAAAGAACAGTCTGGTCTGACAGTATGTCTAAATTCTAATAGGAAAAACAATGGATATTTTAAGTTTTGCATCAAAATTATCGTCAGGTGGACTTCAAAAGTCTTCACACTTTCAGGTTGAATTCTATCCTCCTGGTGCGGTTGGTTCCGTCCCATTAGGAAATAGTGTTGCACATTGCTATGTAAAAGATGTTACATTGCCTGGACGGAATATGGCAACGTCTGAAATCAAATATGGCGGACTACCGACAACAAAACAAGTCTATAACTCTATCCCCTCCGATTGCACAATCACATTTATGACAGATGGTAATATGGAACTATGGAGACACTTTCAGTCTTGGCAGAGATTAATTCACGACCCAAACACAGGCGCTGTTGCATATCCTGATGATTATAAGGGTGTTGTAAAAATTAAAACGTTTGATGGTACTGGATTGACAACGCACGAACAAGCACTGTTTGATGCGTTTCCTGAAAATCTTGGTGATATATCTTTATCCTATGGAGCAGAAGAAATTGCAACATTTTCAGTCACATTTTCATATACAAGAATTGAAGAGGGACAAGGTGTTGGTGGAGCAGGTAATATTCTTGGTGCGCTATTTCAGGCAATCGCCGCCCCATCTCTTTCATTTTCTATAGGTCCTTTCCGTGGCAGAATAGGATTCTAGTAGATAGCATATATAGTAATGGTTATATAATTTTTTAAAATGGAGAAATATTAAATGGCACTACCTAAAATTGATTTGCCCCTTTACACAACTACACTTCCTTCTACTGGTAAAGAGATTAAATTCAGACCCTTTCTAGTAAAAGAAGAAAAGATTTTGCTAATGGCTTTAGAAAGTGGTGAAGAAGACAACATTCATAATGCGACATTGCAGATTATCGCAAACTGCACTGAAGGTAATGAACCGAAATTAGATGTTGAGAAGATGGCGAACTTTGATGTTGAGTGGATGTTTCTACAAATCCGCAGAAGAAGTATTGGTGATAAGACAACTCTTAGGTTTAAACATAAGGGTGGAAAAAATAACAAAGGTGAACCTTGCAATAACGTCATGTCTGTCGATGTTGACTTGTCTGAAGTTGAAGTGCATGGGGATATTAAACCGCCAGTAATTCACTTGACTGATACTGTCGGCATGAAGATGAGATACCCATCAGTATCAGAAGCAATTGAAATTGCGAAAGACGGAAGTGCTGGTGTAGAGAAAATATTAAATGTTGTTGTTCAATGTATCGAAATAATTTTTGATGGGGATGAAATGTTCCCCGCAAAAAATTCCACGAAGCAAGAACTTGAAGATTTTCTGGAAGGTTTGAATACTGAACAATTCCAGAAGGTGAATGCATTCTTCAACAATATGCCTAGATTGAATAAGAAGATACGTCACCAATGTACAAAGTGCAATGAAATGATTGAGCATAATGTGGAGGGATTGTCAAATTTTTTCGCATAATGCTGGACCATAATAAGTTGAAAAACTTATATGAAACGAATTTCGCTATGGTTCAGCATCACAAATACTCACTCACTGAAATCGAAAATATGATGCCGTGGGAGAGAGAAGTGTATGTTGGAATGCTACTTAATCATGTACAAGAACAAAACGAAAGAATTAAGGAGCGCACCGCTAAGAGGCGCAGTTAATGCAGATTAAAAGAGAGCAATAAATGGCAACGTTAAAAGACACCATTGATTCCATGAAGGAATCTAATTTCAAGCAGTTTGCTTCCGACCAAGAGAAGCGGACCCGTGAAATTATGAATTCTGTGGATAAGTATCAAAAACAAGTATCTGGTGAAAATCAGGCATACATGGATGCCATTAAAAACGCTGTCGAAAAATCTGCCGAATTAAGTGCGGGCAATCTTAAAGATGGTGTTAAAGGTCTCAAAGATATTGAAAATGTGATTAAAGCACAAAAAGATATGGCTGAGGCAGATAGACAAGTTCTATTAAAAGCAAGCGATATTGCTAAGATGCAGATGGAGGCGAAGTCTCAGTCTGGTATTCTTTCAAAAATGAAAGAAACAATTTCTAATAACGCAATTGATATTACATCTGTTGCCGCTGGTCTAAGTGGTAACAGTCCTGCGGTTATGTTTGCAACAAAATATGTGTTAGATAAACGTAAGCAAATGAAAGAGGAAAAGGCGGCACGCAAAAAGGCGATGGCTGAAGAATCCTTAGAAAGACTTGAAAGCATTGCCGCCGCAAAACAGAGTAATCAAAACGCCAAGACAGAAGCAAAAGTATTGCAGAATAGTGCTAGTGGAAGTGCTGGTGCTGGTGAAGGTTCTTCTTCAGAACTTCTTGTTTGGAACGAACTCCAGGCAGAAGAACTTGAAAAAATCCGTATTGGTATTAACTCATTCTTAAATAATGATATCATATCTAGTCGAAATGACGAAGAGAACAGAAGAGAAAATAACCGACAAACTGAACAACTCATTGATGCCGTAGAGGGTATTGAAGTCACAGGTGGGGTTGCTGGAGGTGACGGTAAGAAGGGTGGTGGAATGCTTTCGGGCATTATGGAAACCTTGGCAGGCGTTTTGGGCGCAAACGGTCTTACTGGAATTATGAAAAGTGTTGGTGGACTATTTGCGAAAGCAGGTCCTCTTGCCGCAACTGTTGGTCGTCTTGCCACGGCAGCGGCACCCCTTGCGGCAGTCGCAGTTGGTGGTGCTATGATTGCTAAAGATGTTTATGACATGGCATCTGCCGCACTTGATGATGATATTACTACAGAGATTGAAGGTAAAGATATGGGTGGCGTCATTGGTGGCGCACTACTAGGAACTGTCGGTATGTTTGTCGCTGGTCCTCTTGGCGCAGGTCTTGGTATGGCACTTGGTAATATGGTCGGCAGTTTTGTCGGTGATACTATAGCACCAAACTACAGTGAAGTATTGACAGAAACAGAAGCACAAATTCAAGCATCAAAAGAGGCGCTGAGTGCATCACTATCGACAATAACAGATTTATACAATCAAGGTGCTATCACCGAAGCAGAATATAACGAACAGAGAAGAGTTATTGAAGCACAACAAGCACTGAATGCTAACCATGAAGCAATGGCGGCGGAGACTGCAACCCTACAAGAAACCATGATGGCGAAGGGTCAACAATATAACGAGTTGAATGCAACTATTCAGTCAATGGAAGACCAGGGGCTTGAAGTCAGTAAAGCAATGTATGACACCCTTGATACGCTAGAACAAGAATACGATGCATCAAGAGATGCGTTTGAAAACTCCGCGGCAGAGTTACGCTCAAACGTAGACCCAACCTGGTACGACAATCTTTCTGCAGGACTATACGAATCCTGGAATATGCTCAGTGGTGCCGCCAGTGCAGGGTTCGAAACAATGAAGGCTGGGTTTGAAAGTGCTAGAGGTTGGTTTGCAGAAAAGATTACTGCGCTTGATGAAGCATTTGGTATTTCTGAAGGTGTGGCAAATGCAGTTGAATATGTCGAAGCCAAAGCATCAGAACTTGCAGGTAAAGTTGCGGATACTGTTGCAGAAACTGCCGCTCAAGTAGACGCCGCAATTACAGACACACTTGCTGGTGTCGGGCTTGATGATGAATATGAGGCAGTCAGAGATGCTGTGGGTGACGCCGCTGGTGCCGCGGCTGATATGGCTGGAGAAGTTGCAACCGTAGTTGGAGATGCCGCAACAGCAATGACTGACGCAGTTGACCTGTCTGACGGATTAGATTTAGGTGATGTTGGTAATGCTCTAGGTGCTGGTGGTGAAGTTCTTGGAGAAGCAATTGCGCCCGCAATCGAAAGAGCAGGTGAATTTGTTGAGGCAGGACAAGAGGCAGTTAGTGATGCAGTTGATGCAGGTATTGCCGCAATGGGACTTGAGGATGAAGTCGCATTCGTTGAAGAACAACTTGACGCCGCTGGTGAAGCAGTTTCAGAAGTAGGTGAGGCAATCTCTGATAGTATAGGTGGAATGGTAGACGGTGTTAGTAGTTGGTTTGGTTCTTGGTGGGGAGGCGAAGCGGCAGATGGTGCGGCGGCGGCGATGCCTAATCTAAGAGCAGGAAATCCCCATACTGAAATAAACGTAGATTCCGGAGATGCGGCGACAAGAAGAAATGCGCTAGAAAGACAAATTGCCGCGGCTGGTATTGACGACCCAGCAACCCGTGCCGCTATCATGTCGCAAGCACACCATGAGACTGGTGGATTCCAATCATCAGAAGAGAACTTCAATTACTCTGGTAAAAGGTTATTTGAATTATATGGTACAGGAAATAAATATAAAAACAAAGTACGTTTCAACTCAGTAGAGGAAGCGAATGCGCTAGTTTCACAAGGAAAAAGTGCTGTTGGTGATGTTATCTACGGTGGGCGTATGGGTAACACCGATGCGGGTGACGGATTCAAATATCGTGGGCGTGGTGCATTCCAGTTGACTGGACGTGAGAACTATAAACGCTATGGCGATATGGTTGGCGTAGACCTAGAGTCCAATCCAGAACTTGTAAATGACCCAGAGATTGGTGCCAAAGTTGCAGTAGCATACTACCAAGACCGTGTATCAGGAAGAGGTATTGACAGTAATAATGTTGATGCAGTATCCAAAGCAATCAATGGCGGTACTGTAGGACTACAAGACAGAAGAGACTTGTTTGCGTCATACATGATGCAACCTGGACAAGGTACTTCAGGTACGATGCTTGCAGATGCTCAGGCAGAAACAGATGCGGCGCTGGCTGCCCAACAAGCGGCGCTGGCAGGTGGTGGTGGAGCCGCTGTTGTTAATGCACCAACAACTATTGCTAATAATAGTACATCTGTCACAAGCGGCATGGGAAGTTCAACACAACTAATGACGCCAGAAGAAGCACAAATGATGGGTCTTTCTTAAACAAAAAAGGGGGAACATTTCTGCTCCCCCTCAATAGTGCTATATAATATTCTTAATCTTCTTCTGCGAGGTTCGCAAAATAAGACAGAGTATCGTCATCATCATCAGTATCAACTGAAGCGGCTTCGGCAGTTTCAGTTGCCTTAGGTTGTGACGCTGGCGCTTCTGATTTGAACGCAGGTTTGTAATCTTGCGTTGGAGCAGGTTCTGCACTTGCACTAGCAGATGTAGAAATACCCAACACTTTATCCAAACGTGCTTTCAACTCATCATACGACTTGAAGTTTTTCGGGTCAACAAACTCAGTCAAAGAAGACTGTGTTTTCCATAGTGCTTCAAGTGCATCATCATCACCATCAAGCAGAGGAGATGTGCTATCAAACTCTGACTTATCATAGTTACGATAACCTTCAACCTGACGAATTTTCAACTTGAAGTTTGCGCCTTCCCAGAAATCAAATGGGTTTACAGGACTCTCATCTTCAAACTGAGGATTCATTGCTTCAGTGATTTTATCAAAAATCTTCTTACCAAACTGATACAAGAAAACCTTGCCTTCGTTCTCAGGACGCTTAGGGTCACTGACAACTACAATGTTTGCAATGTACTTCAGACGGCGCTTCTGCTTACGAGCAATTTCTTTGTTTGCTTCTACACCAGAATTCCAAAGTTTGGAATTGTATTCTGATACTGGGTCTTGCCCACCGAGAGTTGTAAGAGAGTTTTCGATGTACCAACCGCCTGGTCCTTGGAACCCGTGGTCGAATACACGCACCCACGGAAGGTCTTCACCTTCTGGTGCTGGCAAGAAACGAATGACGGCATAACCATTACCCGCTTTGTCTACTTCTGGTTTCCAAAAGCGGTCAGCGTCATTGTTACCTTGTTGGGGGGAGGATTGCTTTTCAAGTGCATCTGCGAGTTTCGCAAAGTTACCTGAAGATTTTTTAAGTGATGCAAAGGACATATGTATTCTCCTATATGTGTTGTATTGCTATATTGCTGTTTATCGTTGTATCCACATTAACATAATGTATATCTGTATTTATATCACAAATAATCTCTGTTGTCAAGTGAAAACCTCTTTCATTAAAGATTTTGCTTTACTGATATCATAATCAATAAAACCCTCATACTTCTTTATACGCTTACGAACAATTGGGTAGAAGATATCATCTTCTACTTTCTTATCCCAACGTCTAAAGAAGTTTAATACCTTGTCCATCACAATCAAAGTTTCAACCTCTATGGTATCTTCTTGTTGCAACTGCAATAGCAAAGGTAACTCATTGTCTCTCGGTTGAAACAGCCCATCGAAAGTTACATCGTGGTTGTCCAAGAAAGACAATATAGTTGAGAAATCAGAACGCAAAACATATGTTAGTGACTGTTGTTTTTTCAACCAAGCCTTATACACATCCAAATGCTTTTCGTCCAGAAGATTTCCCACCCATATCTTCTCATTATGTAAGAAGTTAGACACAAGAAAGTCTCGCAACTCTTCTTGTCTATCAAACCTCCTACCCAGTTTTGTGAAGAAGAACTTATCTCTGCGTTTTAAGAAACTTGCTTCACTTGCTGATATACGTCCATTATACTTGATATAGTCATAACTGTCAAGGGAAAAATGGTTCTTTATTGCAAGATATTCTTTATACGCTTCAAATCCGTTCATAGTGGTAACTGTGCAACCCTAGGCAAATAGTTCATTTCACGATATTCATTTTCAATGAACATCTTAGTTTTTGCATCAATGAGACTAGGAACCTGCTCATATTCAAGACCATTTTCTTCACACAACTTAATAACTGCATCAATATATGCCATGTTCATTTCCGTGACATATTGCTTCAGTTTTACACTAAACTCTTCCCGCTTCATATCTACCACAATAGTCTCTTCTTGCATTATTTTCTCCAGGTTTTAATATTTTTATAAACACCAAGTTGAGAACTACCGTGTCTCATTCTTGGGTTATCCAAGTCCTCTTTTGTTGCAAAGTATGTCTTAGGAATAACCTTAGACTTGGTATTCTTCACATACTCTTTGCTTTCATTTTCATCTGTCATTGTATACTACTTTCATTTATGTGTCAAGGGTGTTAATCATAGGAAATACTTCCGCAATAACTTTTGCACATGCGTGAGCGATTTCCATATGTTCTTTTTGAGTACCATTCGCACCACGAAGTTCAATGTAATGAACCCATGAACGCAATGTACCATTCATATACAACCGTGTCTTTGTTAGACCTTCTGGCAAAATGCAACGTGCTTGCTCTTTTGCAATACCGTTATCAATCGCCCACTCATAGGTACGCTTTGCTAGGTCAATAACTTCTTGTTGCGCTTCTACCCAAGTCTCTGCAATGATGCGCTGTGTTGCGTCTTCACTGTCCATCTCAATCGAGTTTTGGCGGTTCTTAGTATCTTGCAAACGTGCTTCACGGATTACAAACTGGTCACCCATACTGGCTGGGTCTGCATATCGTTGTGAGAATTCTTGGAATGCGAATGAGCGGTGACGTACAACTTGGTGTGCAATGTCACGGGTCGTATCAATCTCTAAACATGCTGATACCATTTCTAGTGGTGACCAGTGTGCATGTTTAATGAGATACTTAATTAGTTTCTCTGAAGTTTCGCTGTTCATTTGATTTGCTGGATTAGAAACCCTCGCACAATATGCAATCAATTCTTGCATATCGTCAAGACCAATGAAATCTCCATCGGGTACTTGGGAGTATGAGATAAGACGTACTGCGGTATCTGTCATTTATATTTCCTATTTGTAAAATATGTGCGTGTCGATTTTGACTACACGTTTCATAGACTTTGCCCAATATGGGACAACATAATCTGCATGATAATACAGGGAACCTTCTGTAATGTCAAGAGGAGAATTTGCATTATTCAAATTTGATGCATAAACATCTAGTGCGATTTTCTTTGAATCCTCCCATGCTTGACCCTCATAAGGATTGTCTGACTTACCATCACACCACCAAGAGAACTGACACTGATTTCTTTTGGGCTGACCATTTGCATGATATCGACCTTGCTGTACAACTCCACAAATTGTATCTGGGAAGTTGGGGGATTTAACTCTGTTGATTACAACATTCGATACTGCCAACTTCCCGGCATAACCTTCAATCCCAGCCTCAAAGTATGCATTTAGTGCAAGACATTCAATCTCTTCAAAATCAAACTGCGGAGTTTCTGTGACTGAAATCAGCGGAGGAGGAACTTCATATGGGCGTGTATCTGCATGAAGTTCATTATTATTTACATAAAAACCTGATGTTAGGACCCCCAAAACTATAAATAGTCGTGTAATACTTGATTTATGCTTTGATTGCATATGACCAAATCCTTTATTTTATTTCAACTTCGTGTAGTATAACACAAGTTATTTATTATGTCAACCCCTTTTCTTAAAGAAATAGAGAGAACCCATGAAAAAGCAGAGTTTAATCGTGCTTGGTGCATTCATGTTGAGTGTTTTAGGAAGTTCTGCAATTGCACAAGATGCGATTGTCACAGACAACACTAACACTAACACTACAACGGTGAATAGCACAACAGATAACACGAACACAAACGTTAGCACAAACACTAACAATAATACTAATACTAGTACCATTAGTGCTACAAACAATAACACGAATGTTAATACTAGCACAGTAGATGCTACAAACACTAATATTAACACATCAACTTCAACCAACACAAACAATAACATTCTGTCTGGTGGTACTAATAATACCAATACAAACACAAATGTAAACACAAGCACAAGTGATATTACTTCGAACAATACGAATAATAACACAAATAACACGACCGTAAACGAAACTTCGAATGCAACTATTAATAGCACTTCGAATAATACGAATACAAACACGAATAATAATACAAGTGATATTACTAGTAACAACACGAATACAAATAATAACACAAACAATACTACTGTTGATAGCACTAGTAAGAATGAAAATACAAACACAAATAACAACAATAACAACAACACTTCAAAGATTGAGCAAGAGATTAAGTCTCCTCCACCAAGTGCTATTGCACCAAACATAAGTGCAAACAATATTGATATGTGTTCTGTTGGTAGGTCTGGTGCAGTTCAAACACAAATCTTAGGTATCGCCGCTGGTGGTACTGTAAGAGATATGAACTGTGAACGTTTGAAATTATCAAAAACATTATACGATATGGGTATGAAAGTCGCCGCGGTTTCCGTGATGTGTCAGGATGAACGTGTCTTTGGTGCAATGGAAATGGCAGGTACGCCTTGTCCGTTTATGGGTGATATTGGTGAAGAAGCAACAGCGGCTTGGACGTTGATGCCTGAACTAAGACCTGATGCTGAAGAGTACCAACTAAGACAAGAATACATCGAAGCAGTCAAAGAAGCAATTGCTAACGGCGATGACCCAACTAAAGTTGAAAAAAGAGAAAAATTAGATGTTGATGAAAAATCATTCCTGGGTGGTCTGGGTGTTGGTGCTTTGTTGTTCCTTCTTCTCTAACCCAGCCTTCGCTAACTACAACAATTATGATTGGGGGAATGACGTTACTTACTATAAGGACGACATTCTCACAAACTACTATACTGGTGCTGTGTTAGAAAACTGGCAGTGGTTTCCTGGTAGCGGTGAAAATGATGGCGATTATAGCAACGACCAATTCTGTCAAATCTATGATTATGGCGGACAGAAAACTCTTGTCTACGGGACAAACGGGGCGCAGTCTTGTAGTTGGTGGGCGGACGGTCCATATCAAAGCGATGAATTAATCTTTGTTGATTATTATTCAGAGATGGGTACTGTCAAAATTGATTGCTCAAACCCACTTAACGATGCATCATGTCCTGGTTACCAAGAAGCATACTTTAGTTTCATGTGTAGTACAAACGCATTGTATGACCAATCTTGTCCTGGTTATGCTCAAGCATACCTAGAATTGCAATGTACTTCAAATGCACTATACGACCAATCGTGTCCTGGTTATAATGAAGCATATGCACTACAAATGATACAAGAAGAACCAACAGGAACTAATGTAAATGATGGTTCAGATGTTGTTGATGATGGTGTTCCCGCAAATGATGGTAGTGACATTGCTGAATATATTGAACCCGAACCTTCGTTTGTAGAAGAGACATTCGGTGAAGAAGTGGCGGAAGACACGGGTTCTGGACTCACACTTGATGAACAATTTGTACAACAAGAAACTGCACCCACGCCCATAGTTGAAGCGCCGGAACCAGTTGCCATAATAGAAGAGCAAGTTGATGCTGTAGAAGAAAGTGTTGCTGTGGTTGAAGAACAAGCACAAGCAAGTTCTGATACAGAAACAGCCGCACTAGAAGAAGCAAACGAACTTGACCTTGATAGTATGTCTCCTAGTGAAGTGATAGGTGCATTATCTAAATTGGGTATATTAGGAAACTCTGCAACAAACGGAGTTGGTGACCCAACAGGATTAGACAACAGTATTGAAGGTACAGGCGGAACAATCTCTGCTACTGGGCAAGTTCAAACCCCAGGTGGACCGACTGGTTCTATGAGTTCGGGAAATTCTAGTACAGGACAGTCAGTTGATAAGACGGGTATGACAGCGGCGGATTCTGGAATGCCATCTACTGATATGAATTTTGGTTCTCCAGAAAGCAATGCTAATGCACAACAACAAAGTGGTATCGAAATCAACAACGGCTTCGGTTCATTATCAGGAACAAATGGACCCAAAGTTGGGCAGAATGGAATTACAGATTTAGAACAGCAGATGGGCACAAATATAAATCCTCTATTTGATAATCCTGAACTATCAGGAGGAGCAACAGTAATTGCGGGACTACAGGAACAAAATTATAATAGTCTTTCTAAAAGAATAATCAGAGAAAGAATTCAACAGATGGTTGACACCGCAAAGATGGACATGGGTAGTGATAGTGTCGATGATGCAGAAAAGACTGTTGCTGAAAGTATACAGGAATCTATCGAAAATAAAATGGATGAGTTGATGGTTGATGCAGATGCAAACCAATCAGAAATTATAACATTGATGGGCGTCAATATTGAATTCAATGAATACAACAACAGAACTATTCCTCAAGATGAATTCTATAAAGATGAAGATTGGTATAAAGATGTAGAAATACCGCAGAATAGAAGTGCTTTAAGAAATGGTCTAGCACAACAGATTTTGCATAATAAAATGGTAGACATGCAATACCCTTCTGAAAATGCCGATACCAATAACTACTATATGGAGAAAGAAAATGAATGACTGGAATGGTTCAACATCTGACAAGATTAAATTCTTCATTCTTGTTACTACTGTAGCGATTATTGGTACATTCGTATTTGTAAAAGAATTAAGTGCTTCAGAATACAATGAAGGAGTTAAAAACTGCTTACAACATTTTGGGTATCAGTGGGATGCACCTGTTGAAGAAAGAATAAACAACTTCGATTGGAATCAAGCATCAGTATGTACTAATGCAGTAAAAAGAAAAATCGTTGCTAAGGAGTATGCAGAATTTCAGGACTTCTTAAAGCACAACCCAAGATATCGTTATCCTGGGCAAAGTAATAATCGCTGTTGGGGTAAACCCAGAGAGAATGCGTTTGAAAGTTCATACATCAAACGTACTAAAAATGGATTTGAAGCAGGTGTGAACTACAAAGACACTATTCCTGCAGGTTGTTATGAAACAGGTTCATGGGACAACCGTGATTTAAGTAAATAAAAGGAGAATAATAAAATGACAGATAAAAAAACTATTGATGCAGACGCAGTTGCGGGTATTGATGCCAACGGCGATGGACACATTTCAAAAGAAGAAATGGAAATGCACCTAGAGTTTAAGCGTAAAGCACTTGAAGACAAAGACGCTCAAAGAGACGCTATTCGTAAGATGGCTTGGTTCTCACTAATTGGTCTACTTGTATACCCAATGGGTATCGTATTGACTGCATGGTTGGGATTAGAGAATGCCGCAGGTCTTATCGCAGATATCGCTCCAACATACTTTGCATCCATTGCTGTATTGGTTTCAGCATTCTTTGGTGCAGACGCATTGAAAAAATAAGAGGTATCTATGTTAGAAAATTGTCACCGCATGGCTGTTATGGCAGAGACGGCATACTTACAAAAAGAAGAAGGTACTGCTAAGTTCAAATCGCTAGGATATACTAGCATTAAATTCATCGACATTGATGGTGCCCAATGCTATGTGGTGTCAAATAAACATGAGATGGTAGTAGCATTCAGAGGTACTGAACCAACACAAATGAGTGACTTGGCGGCAGACCTGAATGCTATTCCAGACAGAGGTCAAATCGGTGGGTTCGTGCATAATGGATTCCAAACTGAAGTTGATAAAGTCTGGGGTAAACTTGAAGTAATACTAGAAAAAAGACCAAAGACAAGACCACTCTTTATTACGGGACATTCGTTGGGTGGAGCAATGGCAACTATATTTGCAAGCAGAATACAGGAAGAAGTAAAGTGCTTATATACATACGGTTCGCCTAGAGTAGGGAGTAAAAAGTTTGTTCAAAATTGTAATATCACTCATTACAGGCATGTTAATAACAATGACGCTGTACCGACCGTCCCATTCCTATTGCTTGGATATCGTCACCACAGCGTGGCAAGATACATCAATCACTACGGAAATATTAGAACCCTTACCTACTGGCAACGCTTCAAAGATAAACTCAGAGGAAGATGGTCCGCAATAAAGAAGTTTCAATTCTTTGATGGGTTCTATGACCATAGTATGAAATACTATGTCAAGTACACTGAATGTAAGAGTGATAATAACTGCGGAGGCGATTGTCAATGTGGGAAATGATACAACAGATGGCGGGCGACCGTCTCTGGATTTACACTAGTATAGCAGGTTCTCTATTTGGTGCGGCATTCTTGTTCTGGTTTAAAGATACGAGAATGGCGACATGGGGTGTAACAAAGTTTGATGCACTACTAGAACATCTTGCAATTCGTTGGGGTTGGACCTGGTTACAGAATGACCCTAACGCATGGCGTAGAAACTACCCTAAGATAACATCAAAGATTGATGAACTAGAAGAACGAATTAAGCAATTGGAGAAAAAGAATGATTAATTGGTTGACAAAAAGAATGACAGAAAGAACAACACTTGATGGTGCTGTTCTTATCGCAACTGGTATCGCTATGATTTTGGTGCCAGTAGATTTAATCGCATACGCCGCAATTTTCTATGGCGCATGGACTATCTACAAATCGGAGGACTAAGAAATGGCTGAAGTAGAATTCGCAGGAATGACATTTAAAGGCGGAAAGATGATGGTTCTCATAACTGCACTCTCTACGCTTGGTGGTGGATTGTGGGCAGGTTTTGAGTTCTACAAAGATTACATGGACATGAAAGAGATTGTGCAGAATATTGATACTACTGAAATCGAAAATCAAAACAATCTTCTACTTCAGCGCATGGATGAGCAGATGGTTCGTATTGAAGAAGCAATCGAATACACAAGAGATATCAAGTCAGGTTTGCGTGACGATATTCTAGGTATTGAAAAGCAAGTTGACCGCACTGAAGATAATATGAATGAACTTGAAAATGATGTGCGTCAAATGATACAGAATGCAGAAGAGCGTTTTGAGAATAAACGTGACGCATTGCAGAATGATTACGACCAAGCGAAAGATAGACTGCAAACAAATACTGCAACTGAACTTAAAGATTTAGAAGATAGACTTACAAAGAAACTTCAGAGAGCATTGGATAACCCTCTTGCGAATTAGCATACTTATTGCACCACTTGTCCTTCTTGGGCAAGTGGCTTGCACTGCACCCAGAGTACCCGAAACAGATGTAATCAAAATACCTGCCAATTTGAATACTATTCATACGGCGGCAGATTACTTATACTATGATGAGGTAAAAGAACGGCAAGAGATTAAAGACTTTACTGGTGTTGACCCAGTACGCACAGAATGGTGTGCGGCATTTCTAAACGCAGTGTTAGAAGAGAGTGGTGTGCCTAGTTTAAATACAATTGAACACGCATATCCCTTGACTGCTAGAGGTTATTTAGATTGGGGAGTAGAAGTAGAATACCCATTGCCGGGTGACGTTGTTGTATTTCCAAGAGGCAATCAAGGATGGCAAGGTCACGTTGGGTTGTTCATTGAACACCGAGAGATAAACGATGTTTTATATTATATGATACTTGGTGGGAATCAAAATAATAGAGTTTCTATTGAAGCATATCGTGCAGACAGTGCAATAGGAATTAGAAGACATATTGAAAAAGATGACTGGCGGCAAAAATTGCTCTTACCCTAAAATATTGGACCAGCCCATTAACTATGAAACGAATTAATCTTTCTTAGAAACGAAAGAATACATCTCTTTTGCTTTTTCCATAAGGTCTTCCATAGAATACATCTTGCACATTTCTTGTGCTTCTTCTATAGATTTCTTACCTTGCTCTACTGCTTGTTGTGCAAAATGCATATTCATTTGAACCTGTTGGTCCATGTAATCTTTTGCAAGTGCCATCATTTCTGAGCGGATTTCGAACGGGTTTTTATTAGACATGGTTTTCTCCTTTGTGTCTGTGTGTGTTAAGTTGCAGACTAACCGTTGGTCTACACGGATGTATTACGGCATCACCCGTTGGGTGCAAACTGCTTCTGTTGCCAAGTGCAGTTTGCGAAACTCCGCTAACCTTTATCAGGCAGCAAGTGCCATTTCTGGCATATAGTTATCGTTTGCAACTATAATTTTTGACCGAATAACGTAGGTCAACACGACAATCTACTCGCCACTACAAACACCTGTCGAACCTATTTCACCCCCATCATAACTACACTTAAGGCTATTCTCTTTCGAGTCCTTACTTGCACTAAGCCAACCGCTCAAGTGTAGTTATGGTGGAGGTGCCGGGTATCGCACCCGGGTCCAGATATCTTTCGTCTTGTATCAACGATTGTAATTTATTTATATCACATTTCAATTTCATCATCTGAATAGGGGCGAAATCTTTTGCCGCTACCAATGACACATGCGATACCATCTTCTTCATACTCTACAATAACCGTATACTCTAATGCCGTTGGGTCGCTGTAGAAATATAATCTGCCAGTCTTCTGCACCATTTGCCCATTGCGATTTATAATCGTCTGAGTAAACTCACCAGTTGCAACTGCAACTTCGTTATACTCATTTACTAGATTGTATTTCACAACTTCAATAGAATTACAAAACTCAAGGTTTGTCAAAGTTATTGGTGGCATGTTCTGTGGTGTTGGGTCTCCGTCAACATCTTCGAAATAGTTATCTTTGAAGTGTTCTAGTTCTTCTTGAGATAATTCAATCGTATCAGCACTAGACTGCGATATACCCAGGAACAACATTGTCGAACTTATGACGAATGCTTTCAGTAACTTGTTCATGGTTGTTCTTTTCCTTATATGCTTTAATCGCAGATAAGAGGGGTTTCGCCCATGTGTCACGTTTTTGAACAAACACTTGAGGTTCACCACCTTGCTCAACAGCAATTATCGTTACTAACTGAGAGACTGGAATACCTGTTCTCTCTTCGTACATGATTGCATATCCTGCTTCTTGCATAAAGTAGTTATCAATCCACTCTTCACGCTTAGGTTTGCTAGAAGTCTTAAAGTCAATGATAGATAACACACCATCAAATTCTGCAATACAATCTACACGACCTGCAACACCTAGGTGATGAGACCACATAGCAAGTTCTTGACAATGAACGTTATTGATACGTTCATCCAAGATTGGTTTGATGCTATTAAACATCTCAATCTCATGTGGCATACGTCTGTTCAAGTAAGGAAGATTGTTGATGTAATCTTCACACATATGGTGAACAGACGTACCACGCCGTGCGGCTTGAGTAGAAATACGGTTTGCTTCTTCTTCACCTACACGTTCACGCCATTTCATAATAACGTCTTTCTTCAAATCACCAAGGACCGTAGTCATTGATGGAAAGATATCTTCTTCTGGCGAAAGATAATATCGCTTCTTATTATGCGATACAGATTTTAGATTTGGTAGGTCTTTAGGCAACCCAACATGATTAAACATAACAACTCCGATTTATTAATTCAACTATAACTATAACACATATCTCTCACATTGTCAAGGGAAAAATCAGGAAGCCCAGTCAAGTCCCAACTCATTTCTTGTAATAATATACTCTTTAACCAAATCGCTTCGCACAATGTCTTGTTCAAGAAATTCAATAAACTCAAATGAATCCATTCTTTTTAGAATACGCATGAATTCTGAAAGACCACTCTCTTCTTTTTTACGAACACTTGTCAAGTCATCCTGTCGAGTATCACCGCAGAAAATAATCTTACAGTTTTCTCCAACACGGGTCATAATAGAGTGTAGTTCCATGCCAGACATGTTCTGACATTCATCTACAATAACAATACAGTTATCTAGGGTGATACCTCGAATAAATGAAGTTGTGATAAATTCTATAATATTTTTTGATTTAAAAGTTTCGTATGCATCACCTCGACCAAACAACTCATTACAAATTGTATAGTAAGGTGCTTCATAAACCCGTGACTTTTCTTTTTGATTTCCTGGCAAAAACCCCATGTCTCTTGTCGGTACTACTGACCTGACAATGTATACCTTTTTTTTCTGCTCTACCTTATTGATAATATCTTTAAGGGAAAGGTAAAGTGCAATAAAAGTTTTACCTGTGCCGGCAACACCATGCAACATTAAATTTGCTTCATCCTCAAACGCATCAAACGCATCTGCCTGAGTATCAGTTAGTGGTTCGATTTTGCCTATACCAAAATTTGTTTTAGCATTTTGGTTCTGGGATTTAGACGTATCCCTATCTTTTCTTCTTGGCATTAATTGAGTACCCTTATGTAATGTTTAATCAATTGTCCCATAGTTGCCTAGTGGGTGTATCTTTTTCATTTCTTTCATATTATCTTTATGCCAGTCAGGTACTTTGGCATTAAAACTTTGTGTCTGATATGAAATACTTGGACCTTTGGTGAGAAACTGTTGAAGATTTGGATTGTCTTTTTTGAAATCATCAAGTTCTGAAATCTTCATTACAATTTCAAACTCTTCATCTGTTTCAATATTTCTAAAATTATACGTTGGCATTATCTATCCTTTATTGTTCACTTACTTTTATTTATGCACAATACCAAGAGGGTACTTCTCTTTTTGTCCATTTAGCAAAATGCGATTTCGCTTCAATGTAATATTTACGATATGAAGCAACACTATCATTCTCAATAATACATTGGGGAAACTTCTTCATTGCAGGAGGCGGTTGCACCATTTCACCATCAGGTATGTTGTTCGGCACAAGACATAACCAATCTTTCAACTTACGTTCAGTTTCGTGCATTCGACCATAGCGCATAGTGTATTCTTTACACAACTCCTGCCAACAATTATATAGCCACAAATAAGTTTGCTTGTTCTCTCTCGCCCAAACTGTAGATGGGTGATTTAAGTGTGCAACTTTGTACATATGATTTTCACGTTCATCATCTAACCGCCAACGCTTAATCATACGCCCAGTATTAGCAGACTTCTCTAGGTACATCTCGCCATCAAGAAAGCGGTGATTTGTAGATAGCATTTGTGCATACTCAATCACCATCTTAACAACATGCTTATCACAATGCTGTTGGGCAGATGTTATAGGGTCGGGATGTAGATAGAAAACGTTCATGCGAGAAACCACCGATATATACCAAACGCATCAACAAACAGAAATACAAAGTTCTGTGTGAACATGGGTTTGTCATTTGCTTTGAAAAATAGGAATGCCAGTAGAATGTGACCCAACAAAAACAGAAAGAAACCATAGGGACTAATACTAACATTTGCAGATAGAAGAACTGCGGCTGAAATAAACAGCGCAGTTCCCAACCACTTTAGATATTCAACATTTTTGATTGACAATTATATCTCCTTGAAACCAAAGGCGGCAACACGGTACTTTTGATTGCCGAGCAACATCTGGTCACCCATTGATGTAGAACGTAGACCCATAGTCTCGCCAGTGCGTTTTGAAACAGGCAGGGCTGTCATAACTGCTACATCTTCTGAGTAGTCAGGATTTTCAACCCACTGACCATCATACTCTACATGGCGACCGCGGCTCCATGAACCTTGAATGTTATTTGTTCGCATATAAGCATACTCAAGTGCTTCGGTGCCAGTACGATTACCGACTTCAACGAAAGCAACTGTAGTGGGAGTTTCTTCAAACGCTGTGTGAATAACTGCTACTTGTGTCATAATTTATACCTCACTCATTTTGTTAAGACCGAAAGCACCGACCGCTATCAATGCGATTCCATAGAAAGTATACTCTAAAATCTCACCTAGTGTCAAGGAGTTTTCCATACACTTCCCATCACAATCTGCACCAGCAGTACCAAGTACGATGAATATACCAGCGGCAATCATTACCCCAAATACGAATTTAATCACTGTAATCATTTTCAGTCCTCTCTCATTTACAAGTACATTATGTATGGTATTGAGGAGATTGTCAAGGCTTTTACCAAAAAAAATCCCCTCGTAACCTATTGAATTACAAGGGGATTCCAAAAAAGTTTAAATTAATTTGGTATTAGAAGTTGAGAGTAGCACCAATATTAATCTCTGTACGCTCACCAGCATCTACATCCCACTCAGTTTCAGCAAAAAATTCTACGTTCTCACGAACTAGATATGTTGCACCAAGTTCAATGTTAGGACGTGAACCAGTATCAAATGTGTTGAACAATATTACATCATCACGGAAGCCACCAGAGGCTGTGCTATCGAATGCAGTAATAGTTGTACCCAAAGAAAGTGTCATTGGACCATCAACGATTGGTTGCCAGTTTACTTCTGGGTTGAATGTCAATGTAGTTGCCTCAGCATCGACAGCGTGATTTAGTTTCACTTCAGTATCAAGTGACAACCCAGGCAATGGCAAGTCTGCGGCGAAGGCTGGGGTTGTGGCTGCCATTGCGACAGCGAAAGCGAAAGCGAATGCTTTATTCATGGTAACAAAATCCTTTTGTATTTTTATAGACTGCGCTAGAATAAGCGCACACTATACTTATCAGGATTTTGTCTGAAACACAACCCCACTAACCTAAAGCATATTAATCTGTGTCTTCTTGGTCACGGTCCCACTTGACTGCTTCAATCATACTTCCAATAGTATCATCTAGCAACTCCCAAAGTTTTTCCCAGTCGGGTTCAAAGTCATCAGGTTCCTCAATACCCTCTTCGTCTTCGTCCCACCAGAGTTTGATATCATGGTCTGAGTATTCTTCACTCTCAATGGTTTCTTCATCCCACATCTCACCATCAGCATAGACACCACAGGCAACCCAGTTAGGCATTTCATCATCTGCCATGTATCCAACAATCGCATCTGGGTCTGCTTCCATAATCTGTTCAGCAATACGTTCAATAAGACTATCAGGCATACTCCATGCACTCGTAAAGGTGATTGAATCCTCATCATCCCAATCTTCAACAAAGCACCACTTCGAACCGATTTGGTCAATAAGTTCACCCCATTCTTTAGCATCAGCAAGTGCTTTAGTATCTTCCCACATAGCAAACGCAGGAACTTGGTTGTCCCAGTCTTCTTTAATGTCTAAGTGAGATTGATTGATAGACGCCATTACTTTGTGAGCATCTTCGTTGCCTTCTACGATATAGATACGGGTATTTACATGATTTGCCATTAGTCATCTTCTCCGTCATATTCGATTTCATAATCAACATCATACCCACCTTTGCGGTCAGTCCAGATATCATCTTCTCGGTCGTAGTCCCAACCCTCAGCCATAAACTCAAAAAAATCATCATCTTCATCAGCCATTGAAGTTTCAAAGTTTTCAATCGTACCAAATGCATCTATGATTGCATCATCGTCAATATCGTAGGTTAAAGTTGAAGTCATTTGATGATATTCAATCTGCTTAATAATCATTTTCACATTACCTTTTTCAGTTTTGATTACACAACCAATATACACTATTGACGTATCTTTGTCAAGGCATATTTTTCATCCAGGGGAATAATTTTGAGTTCACTGCGCTATCGTAGTCATAGTAAATATCATCTACATCAACCGTCTGTCTTTCATCATTCCACCAGATATATTCACCATCAACAAAACACAGACAATCCAACCCAAACTGAAAAACTCTATGTTCCATCATATCATTATCTGACATAAACTTCAGCCAGGTTGAAGCGCCAGTCGGAGAACTAAACAATGGTGATACTGCTACACCAGTCTCTTTAATAGACCAGAAGTATGCTTCACCTGCGCTAAAGAATTGGCTATATGCCTTATGTGCTTCTAGGACATATGTCATACCGCTACTAGAAGGTACATTGAATATATGACGGACATCATCCGACACTATGCATCATCCGTTCTTGGAAATAGAAGTCTCTGCCCATCACTGAACATCCAAAACTCTGCTTCATCACTATCTTCAAAGACGGGAGAAACATTCTCTTCTGTGTCATTATGAACCCACACGAAACCACCAGCCTCGTTATCTATGAGTATATAATTACCTTCTCTCTTATGCATCATTTGTAATTCCCCAATCTAAGTTAATCCAGTCAGTGTCTTCAGGCATCATCTCAACTGCATCACCAAACTTTTCTTTCATGTGATTATATACGCCAGCATTATTCATGCGTAGTCCATAACGGTCTTTCCAAACTTTGTACACACTTCCGCTGTAACCATAAAAACTGTAATATGTTTCGTGGTCTTCTACACGGGTGATGCCAGAGTTCATTCGCCAACTATCGCCGTAAAGATAACCACCTGACCATCCACCAAGCACTTTATATAGTGTATCGTCTTTGTATGCAATTTTAAGAACAACCCAGTTGTCTGGTAGATATTCACTCATCATCTTCTTCCCATCAATATCCCGGTGCGCTATAATCTTTGTCTTTCTTATAATAGGCGAAGCCGTCGAGACCAAAAGTAGGACAGACTAAAATTCCATCTGGTAATCCCATACTGTCTTTCTCGCCCGCTTCACCGCAAATAAAGTATGCACCGCTTTTTTCAGGACTTGAATGAATCCAAATCTTTTTTAGTTTTTGAAACAGTTCATATTCTTTTTCTGTAATTTCAATCATCATTCAATACCATCATATTCAATACCATACTTTAAACAAAATTGCTCCATGGCTGCAATAGCATTATCTGCTTCGTCTTCTTCAGCATCCCATTCTTCTTCTGTGTAAGAATCCCCACCACATCCGCAGTCACAACCAAATATGACTGCGCTTCGTGATGGACTACTGCTTGCATAGGAATAGTCATCGAATAGTTCTTTGAGTTCGCTAAATTTCATTTGTCACCAATCTTCAGGCAGAGATACTTTTTCAATAAACACTTTGAGTGTTCGATTATCATCTTGTAAATAATAACGTACTTTCTCATCTTTGTCAAGGTATTTCACAAGCGCACGACCATTTTCATCAATCACCTCAAGACGATTAATACCGCGCATTGCTTGATAATCTTCTCCATCACCGATAGCATTATGAATTGCCATGAAACCGCAGTTCATACCGTGCAGATACATACCACCGTCAAAACCAAACACATCATATAGAGCATGACGATAGGTACCACCGTGTTGCAGTTCTGCTTCGTGAATACGTTTACAGACAGAGAAGAATGCATACTCTCTCTCATCTTCGTGCAAGTTATCCCACCAATCATCTACTGCGGCTTCATGTAGATTTCTTTGTGTCTCCCACTCTTGCTGTAACTTTGCAAGACCATCTAGTGCCTTTTCTTTTTCATCTTTCATCTTGTCCTTCCATCTCTTACGTCTTCAATATGAATAGGCGTGTAATCAATTTGTTCTACGCATACACACTTGTGCATTTCTGTAGGGCTTGGGTTCTGATGAATGTGACCATGCACGTTCAGAGGCATGCCAGGAAAGTTTCGAAAGCGACCTTCGTACATAGTGCTTTCATGCTGAGGTGTATGAGTTAGCAACATACCAAACTCAGGAAACATTCTCCACATCATAATCTTCTGAAACAGTTCGTGCTTTGCAATCCACTTAATATCATCATGGTTGCCTACTACGAGACGCTTTGCACCATTCAGACGCTTGAAGTTCTTCAGAAACTTCTCTTTGTCACCGAACATCACATCGCCAAGATGATAGACAATATCACCAGGCTTGACGTATCTGTTCCACTGTGTAATCATATACTCATCCATCTCATCGACAGAAGAGAACAGTTCGCCACGAATGAGAGGACCATCAGGACCGCCATCACGAAAATTCAAAATGTTTTCGTGACCGAAGTGTGTATCACTAATTAACCAGATATCTCTACTCATACTAATAAAACTCCTACAACCAATGATACTATCGCTACAATAGCAAGAGTACCTAATATCCACGGCATTACTTTATCTATCATACACTGACATCTCGCCAGATGTTATACTCAGAAGCAGGCATGTAGTATTGCAAGATTTTTCGTATGCAATACATCATATCTTCATCGCCTTCTTCTACACATGTTTCATATGCATTTTGTAGTTCAATCACTACAATCTCATCTGCACAGTTCTCTAAAAACTCTGCATACCTTTCACGCACAGACGGCAAACGGCTACGCATTTGCTTTTCATCTTCTTCACGGCTACGGCGTTTCATATAACTCTCGTAACTCTCTTGCATATACTATCCTTCTTCTCTATCAATTAATCGAAATGCACCTTCACCAGTATGCAAGGCTTTCAGCATTTCTCTAAACATATTCGGAGGGAGTGTAATGGTGTTTGGAAGTCCATCATCCTCACTCTCTTGCTCAATAAAGACATAACCATCCTGTTCAACAGTAATGATAACATCACTCACAGTAGCAGTCTCATCTAATATAGTAGTGATTGACTTATAGAATTCAAACTCATTTGTCCACATCAGACACCTCTTCAATCACTGCTTCGTTGAACATATCACGAACATGCTTCGCAGTCTCGTATGTATCAAAGATATGTGAATGTTGAGAAGGCTGAAGAATGACAGTAGGACTAACAGACGTAACGTACATAAAGTCCTCATCTACAAATACACCAACACGATAGGACATCAAATCGTTCCCATATAAATTTCGGTTGCCAGACTAATCATACCCATAACAAACACTACTACAATAAACACTTGTGCCATACGCACTGCAATATAATCACCCATCAGAAACACATATCCTCATACTTTAATGCATGTACACGATGGCGAGACATATCACCTGTATACTTCTTTTCTTTAAACAACTCTATTAGAAACGCTATCATATTCACACTCCATTCATTAGATAGATAATCATTGCTACTACTAATATGTATGGTGCTAATTTCCATCCAATTCGCATAAACGCTACTACGACCATCAGTAATACGCCAAGTGTAACACCTGACATAACCATCATTAGTAGAACATCCATCTTGTCGTATACTAGTTCAATTTGCATTGTTATTCTCCATAGTAGTTCGCCATGTTCACCATGTTCCGCTAAGAGGACACCGGCACCCAAAATCAAACCCCCCATATACTGGTCCTTAGTGGTTTGTCAAGGGCAGTCTCCAAATTAATCCAAGGAACACAAAGGTCCGCTAAGAGGACACCACCCACCTCATCACATATCAGTATATACTGGTCCTAAGGGATTGTCAACCCCCTTTTCCGCAGTAAACGCACGGTCCATCAGTTCGACCTCTGCCGCCCATTGGATATCCGCTAAGAGTTCTTCAGGCAACGTGGACATCATATCATATAACTGGTCCTTAGTCAACCCTTCAAATACAATCACTTCTTTCATCTTATATCCTCTCTTATACCAATGTGTATGGTTTATTCCAGTCGCCTACATTGATATCCATGTAGTATGCAGTGTCAAAGTAATCAATCATTGCATCACTGTTATCATACCACTGGTCGCCTTTCATTGCGGCAATCAACTCTTCATAGAACTTAGCGATAGTAGTCTCTCCTACACGCTCTGCGTTCTCTACACAGTGGTAATGGTTCACTTGAAGATAGTCGCCTACTTGATAAGGTTTTTGGAAACCACGCACCCGTGCATACTCATCATTATGCTTCTGGGCGGCACCAAGCAAGTCAAGGGCACCTTCTTTGATGTTGACAACAAGACTGCTATGGTTACGGACACCGATAGTGCCTTTCATGTTGTACTTCTTCAATACTGCTTTAATAGCAGGAGCAAGTTGTTTCTTACGTTCTTGATTCATATACGCCATTCGCTTAGTCCTTTCAATTCATCTCATTACATATACAATATAACTGGTCCTTAGCACCCTGTCAAGGATTATTTTGGTTAATTTCAAAGAAACCTTGGTCCTCTAAGATAGTACGGACACGTTCACGGTCAACACTATCACCACCACCCCATACACCATCACCAGCAATACATTGCCCACAGTAGTGTAGTATAGCAGACTGAATGTCAGGAATACCAACACCTAAGTCATAGATACCATCCTTACCATAGAAAGAATGAACATAACCCAAGAACTCATTTAGACCTTCAGGAAACTTCATAGCAACTCCTCATCTCTTATTACACATACAGTATATGCTAAGGGCAATGGCATGTCAAGGATTAATTTGGTATATAACTGGTCCTTAGTACGCATTAAAAAGGTTAATGAATTCAATACGGTTAGCATCAGTATCAAACTCAAAGCACAAGAAAGGATTCCCACCACCAGGTCCCTCTGCTTCTATTACTCGCATAGTCGCATTGGTTGCTTCACACAACTTAGCAATCTCACTAATGGGACAGTCATACGCAACATCACATTCATAAGTAAACATTAAACACTCCTAATATCATTGACTACATCTGTATAATAACAGGGTTTCTGAGATTTGTCAAGGGTTATTTTGGACGTCCATGGACAAAGGACAACACCTGGATATCCATGGAGGCGAGTAGAAACACCTTGACAGGCGATGGGTATTGGTGTATAATAGAGGTCCGCTATGGTGGAGCAGAGGTCCGTGGTCGGACGCCGGGAGCCTGCGACTTTAGATTACTGGACCCCCACACTCATATGGACGTATAGGCTTTATATAGGGCTTTATTAAACCCGTATTTATATTGGTTATAAATAGAGGTATTCTGTGGTTGTGTGGCATATTGTGCTAAGGACCAGTCTCTATACGCTATTCTATGCTGTATGGTATCTCTCTATGCATAAAAAAAGAGGACACATCTCTGCATCCTCTCTACACGCCTTTACACTTTCTATCCTATTGACGCTATACTCATATACATGATACACATAGTACATAGTGCAAAGGA